CCCCTATGGACATTAACCCAAACGCACGCGCCAAGCTGCAACCCTTGCTGAGCATGGGTTGTAGGCGCTGGAAAATCTGGATGGGACCCAAAGCCGAGCCAGGGCCGGACCACCCCAGGCGGGGGTGGGTGATGGTGTTGTCTGGCTCCATGTCCAAGATTTGCTAATTTTCTACCGTCAGTGTACACCAACCGTGCTATGCTGGCTGGCATGCTGGACCGCAGACAGTTCGGACTCGCTGCCCTGCTGGCTCCCTTCGCTGGGTGGCTGTCCAGACTACGCTCGAAGCCTGAGCCGCAGTACTACGACTACATTGTTGGCGACTACGAATATATCTACACGACCAACGGTGTGACTTGGGCGATGAATAAAGTGGACTCTAAGTTTGACCACGCCAGTTGATCCACCCACAGTCCGTTGCAATATCTGCAACTGGGTCTGGGTTCCACGCGAGGTCATGCGGCTGTGGCAGAAGGGCCTGCACGATGAGGCAGTCGCAGAGTTCCATTCCGCATCACCACCGATGCGCTGTGCCGGATGCAAATCACCCTACTGGTCACGGCCTGTCAGCGAGGAGTCTGATGCCACACCCCCTGCAGCGTGAACTGAATACGGTCCTGTTCTGGGGGGTCGTCATCGCGGCTATCATTGCTGGACTGGCCCGCTGGATTCTAGGAGGCTGACATGGCTTTGCTGTCAAGTTGTGTTGTAGGTGATTTCATCCCTGGTGGTAGCGGGCGCTGATCCTGCTGTATCATCTGGTCTGGAAAGGTTATCAATAAGGAGGGCCATGGCCCGCTACATTGTCGAACACAGCGTGATCTGCCGTATGGTGGTGGAAACCGATGCCAAGGTTGCCGCTGAGGAGGAGGTCGTGCGCGTCTCCACCCACAAGATACTCCAAACCCTGGCTGGGGTGGACTCCGGTGCTGAAATTCGTGAAACCCGCGTCCGTCGTGTGGACGAGGTGCAGGAGGTCCAACCCGAGGGTACAACTGTTGTCGAGCAGGCCGAGCCGCTGGCATTGCTTGCCAAGGAGCCTGATGGCGACCCCGGCGATTGAGGACATGAATGGCTAAACCCGGAAAACTGACCCCTGAAATGATTGCTGAAATCGGCAAACTTAAAGCCGAGGGTATGGCACGGAAGGACATCCGGCGCAAGTTCGACATCAGTGATTGGACCTACAGCAGTGCCCTCAATAAGTTCAATGCCGCCCCCATACCCGATGTCGTGGCCGAAACCAAGACCACGCTGACCAAGAAAGCCTACAAAGCGGTGGGCTCCGCCCTCACCGATGAGCACAACATCCAGCAGGCCGGTCGTCTCGGACTCGACTACATGTCCCGCATCGGGGAGATCAGCAGTGACCAGCCCCAGTTCAGCATCAACCTGCAGCAGACCTTTGCCAAGTTGCCCGAGGACTGGCGTTCCCGCTATATCATGCGGGGTGAAATCGAGCGCATCGAGAGTGCTCTTGAAGCCGAGGGCACGGCAGCCCGCCAGAAGGTCCTCGAAGCGCCTGCTCAGCCAGTGGAGGATTAAGTTTATGCCCCACCCCAACCATTATGGTAGTCTAATTCAGACTGGAGAACGCCCATGGCACAACCCAATACATTGACCGTTACCGCAGGTCCGTCCCGTGTGGGAGCCAATGCTGTCATTCGGGTTGAAGCCTCGCACTCCTCCACCGGCAACACCCAGACCACCCCGTTCAAAGGTGTGGGTGGCTGGTCCTCAGCCTCAGTCATCCTGGGCTGCTCGGCATTCTCCACCTCTGTCCTGAACGTGTGGATTCAGAAGCGTGCCCCAGACAGCACCAGTTGGATTGACATCATCGCCTTTGAAACACTCACAGCTACGGGCTCAATCGAGGCAGAGTTCACTTCAGCAGGCAACGACATGTTCACCCCCACAGACGGCACCCTGGCAGCAGGCACCATCCAAACCTGCATGATCGGCTCAGAATGGGCCATTTCATGGTCAGTAGGCAACGACACCCACGGCGGTACAGCCACCTTTGCCATCTATGCAGACTTCTTTGAGTAGGGGGCTATGACCAGCCCGGCACCCAGGGGTATGACCAAATGAGCAAACGCACTAAACTGGTCGGCAATACCAACAAAGTCAGTGGTGCAGCCCCCCGCTTTATCTGGCGCGAGGTCGATGCCACAGCGGATGAAGGCTTGTGGGACATCATTGCCACAGGCGATGACCTGCTGTTCCGCACCCGCACGGACGCTGACGCGGCTGGCGAGACATGGCTCACCATAGCCCGCACAGCGGGTGCCGTGGACAGTGTGGCTCATGCTATTGCGGGCACGACGGTCTTCACAACAGACGCAGGCGGTATCACCCTCGGCACAGACCGTGCCATAGATGGCACCACTTCAGTTATCAATCAGATCGGCGGCACGACAGTCGGCACATGGACTTCTACCGGCTTGGCGCTAACGAAAACGGGCGGAGACATTACCCTTTCTGCCGTCACAACCACAAATGGCGCGGTGCGCCCGATATTCCAGGGCTTTAATGCTGGGACTAATAAGGCTGACGGGAGTGGGGGCGGTGTGGAAATCCGAATGAGGAACCAGAATACCGGCGACAACGTGTACACTTCGATTGGGAATCGGGACAGCAGCGGGGCCGTAAACTCGATAATCGCTTTTGTTAATGACGGTCAGGCTAATCATGAGGGTTCGATTCATGTCATGGTGCGTCCGGCTGGAGGTTCATTAACCCGAGAATGGCTGTTCAAGGGCGGCGGCAGCTTCATGTCGGAAACTACCGACGGGCCAGTCTTGCAGGGCGAGACTTCCTCAACAACAAATCCAACCCTGGTGCCTGACCGTAGTGAAGTCGGAACAGGAATCGGCGGGACAAGTAATAACCTATCGCTAATAGCTCAAGGAACTGAAGCCGTCAATATAACGTCAACAAATTCCACATTCTCTGGATATATTGGGCTGAAAATAACTGACAGCGACTCAGCCACAGAGGGCGAATTGTGGTATGACGCCTCAGAGGATAAGTTGAAATTCAGGACAGCCGCAGGAGTGGAAACTATCACATCGTCATAGGAGTTATATGGCTAAACTAGACATTTCCCTGACTCTCACTACGGCAAAGTTGTCTACGATGAAGGACGCCATTGCCGCCAACAACAGCTACAACCCCACCACTGATGGCACCAAGGCCGCCTTTGCCACCCAGCAGGCCAAGCGTGTCCTGACCGAGTGGGCCAAAGACCAGTTCCGGCGCTACGTAGAAAACCAGGCCACCGCAGGCGTGGACATTGACCCCGTCATTACCTGATGGGTTGGCTCCTCAAGCCATTGCTAGCCGTGCTGCTCCTGTTACTGGCCACCCCAGCCGGGGCTCAGGTCCCAGACTTCCTTCACGACTGGCGTTCCCACACCATCCTCTACGGCTGTGCCACCTTTGACCTACCTGGAGAGGAGACTGCTGATGCCCAAAGAACTTGAACGTAAACTACGCCAGCAGGCCACCCAGAAGGGCCTCACAGGTGCCCGTGCCGACCGCTTCGTGTTTGGCACCATGACCGTGCTGGGCAAGCTCCATGCCAAAGGCTCCAAACAGAACAGCGGCCATAGGAAGCATAAGAAGTGAAAGTACTCAAAGGTCCAGAACTGGAAATCTACAACATGCTCACAGCTCATTGCACCCAACTCCAGAACGAGGCAATCAAGCTGCAGCAGAGCCTGGAAGCTGCCAGTGCACGCCTGCAGTTCTACATTGACCTCACCAACCCCGATGTCGAGCACCTGGACTTTGACATGGAAACAGCTACCTTCATCGAGTCAGCCCCTGAGCCAGAAACCCCTGCCAAGGAGTCAGAGCCCAAACCCCCCAAGTTACTGGAGCACATCAAGGATGCCATCAGCGGGTAGGCCATGCGTTGGCGTGACATTCCATTTGCCAAAGACTGCACAGACGGGGCACGCGATCATTTCATCAAGCAGTGGCTGGAAGACCGCAACCGTGCCCGAACCGACCTGCGCTGGCTCTGCCATGAAATACTCGGCTTCCGTGACATTGTAGAGCACGCCCACGGGCAGATCATCCGTGACCTCCAGAAGTTCCCTGGTAGTTCAGAAGCAGTAGATCCCCGCAAGTTCCAAGTGGTCGTCTCGCGCCCCCGTACCAGGATGTGGGAACTCCAGCACCAGAAGGGTGGCTATGCCAAGCGCCACCTGCTGCTTGCCAGCCGGGGCCGCCTCAAAACAACCCTCAATAGCATTGCCCACTCCATCCAGTGGATTCTCCAGTACCCCGATGTCCGCATCCTGATCACCACAGCTACTGAGAAACTGGCCAAGGAGATCATGGGTGCCATTGCCGTCCACTTTGAGGTCAACGACCGAATGCGCATGTTGTTCCCTGAGTATTGCGCTAAACCCGGTAAGACCATGGGTAACAGCGAGCAGTTCACGGTGCCCAACCGTTCCAAGGATGCCATCACCTACAAAGAGCCCACGGTCATGCTCATCACCCTGGACTCGGCCATGGCGGGGTTTCACTACGATGTCATCAAGCACAGTGACGTGATTGACCAGTTCAACTCCAAAACCCCCGGTGGCCTGGAAACCATAGCGGACCACTTCAAGATGTGTACCGCCCTGCTGGAACGTCACGAGAGTAAGTTTGGCCCCCAACGTGGCTGGCGGACGATTGAGGGTACGATCTACAACTACTCAGACTTCCATGCTGAACTGCTGGAGAAACAACTGGAGCGTGTAGCCGGTAAGAACCAGTCGTGTCCCCGGTGTGGGCAGGCAGCACTGGGCAAGCGTGTAGAGGTATTCCACTGCCTGAAAGAAAAGGGTGGCTGTGGTGCCATCGTCAAAGCCCGCTCATGGTTGATCACCCGAGAGTCCTGCTGGGCCGATGCCACTAAAACCACCTCGGCATGGCCCGAGCGTTACTCCCTGGCTGACCTTCAGGAAATGCTTGAGGAAAACGGCCCTGAGTGGTTTGCCAACCAGATGGAGTTGGAGCCCATGCCTGAAGGCAGTGGCCTGACCACCAAAGCCCAACTGGACAAACTCTGGATACCCCGCCCGATTCTGGATGCCATTACACCCACCCTGCACCTCCATATCACCGTAGACCTTGCAGGGCTGGACAAAGCCTCGACAGGCGACTACACCGTGATCACCCTGGCTGGCTTCGACCGTGCAGGCCGTATGTACGTGCTGGAAATCCACCGTGCACATTTCGATGGTGATGAGGTAGCCGATGTCCTGCTCGACATTGACGCCCGCTACAACAACCGCATCCTGGACGTAAAGATAGAAAAGGAAGCCCACGCACGCGGCCTGCGCTCTACCCTGGAACGCGAGCAAGCCCTGCGCCAGCAGTACCTGATCATTGACTATCTGCCCCGCGACAACCAGATTGCCAAAGTCCAGCGCATCAAGGACAGCCTGAAATACTGGTTCCGTAAGTCCATCATCCGGTTTGCTGAGGACCTGCCGGGTCGGCTGGACATTGAAAACGAAATACTCAGATTTCCTAAATGGCGGTATGATGACATCTTGGACACGTTGGCAGACCAGACCCAGAACCAGAAGGCAGGATTTGAACCCGACATGCTACCACGACCCAAAGCAGACATCCGAGGACACTTCGAGCCCCCCAAGTTCACTGGCTTTGACGAACGTGGTCAGGAGGTCTGGTCTGACGGTGGGGAAGGTTCCATGCTGGGCTTCCATGACGAGGTGACTGGATTATGAGCCGCCCGTTTGATGACATCCTTATGGGCCGTTCGCCTCAGCGTCCACAAGTAACAGGCACACGTCAGTTTGCCCTCCCAATGCCCGTGGTGCCTGGAAATATCACTTTAAGTAACCGGCCAAGGGTCCAGAACCCCGATGGGTCGATCAGCACTGTGCGTAGCATGAGCTTTGGCCAAGGTGGCTTTACAATACTTGTGCCTACCGTCAGTGAAGATGGGCGCATTATGTCGAATGATGAGGCAATCCAGCAGTTCAAACGGACTGGCAGGCACCTTGGCAAATTCCTGAATGATTCTGATGCCACTGAGTTTTCTAAGGCGCTGTCCCGTGATTTTGACAAAGGGCGCATTCCTGGGTTTCCCGCACGATGAGCACTGAAGGCATCCAAGAGCCCCTCACCGAGGCCCAAACCAAAAAGGTCCACACTCCTACGGACAAATGGACAGACTCCTTTGCTGCCCGCGTGACCATTGAGGACTTCCGCGTTGCTGAAGGCTACCGCTCCCAGAACCATGACCTGCGCTGGCGCTCGGCGGAACAACTCTATGTGGCCTACGTGGCCAAGAAAACATGGCGCGGCACCCGTATACCCCGAGCCTCACTGGGCAGCTTTTTAGTCTTCCAGCAGATCCAGTCATTCCTGCCCCGCGCCCTGAGTGCCACCTTTGCAGGCGACCCGTGGTTTGAGTCCACGGCCATGCACGGCACCCCGGTCGAGGCTGCCCGAACATCACAGGACGTGTTGATAGCCCAACTGGAGCAGTGCAACATCTGGAAGCAGACCCAGTATGTGGATCAGTCCGCCCTGCTCTACGGCAATGGCATCATGGGGCTGGAGTGGTTCCACAAGGATGTCAAACGCAAACGTCCCGTGGTTCAGTTCGATGCCAAGCGCCAGCGGGTTCCAGATATACTTGGTGGCAATCCACTGGAAGCCTTGGTAGGTGGCCCCCAACAGCAGGGTGCAATGATGCCCACAGGCGAGTTCACCCGCCGTGTCGTAGACCGTACAGTACGTGAGGTGGAAAACCGCCCCCGTGTGTTCTACCAGCCGATCAAGGACTTTTTCATTGACCCCAACTGTCCCAGTTCAGACCCCAAGGATGCTCGCTATGTAACGACCCGTCACTACATGGCCATTGACGACGTGCTGGCCTTGACTGGCAAACCCGGCTTCAAAGTCCCGCCCATCAACTTGCTGCTGGACATGGCCATGAGTAAAGGCGTCAGTGAGGCCGACACCGCCAAGATGTGGTCCGAGGTAGCCCGTGGGGGCTCATGGGAACCGCGCAATGACTACACCTCTGACCCTGGGGGCAAGCGTGTTGAGGTCCTGCGCCGCTGGAGTGATGACCGGCTGGTATGGGTGGTCCGGTGGGGTAGTGGGGCATGGCCGCTCTACAACGTGCCCAATCCATTCGGGTTCATCCCGTTCTACAACGTCTGCTACGCTGACATGCTGGACCGCTTCTACGGTATGGCCATGAGTGACGTACTGGAAGGCGAGCAACGATTCCAGCAGGGCCTCCGCAATGCCCGCATAGACGAACTGGCCCTGTCGATCCACACACCCACAGCCCACAAACGCGGCCTGAACGTGCCTGCGTCACAGCTTAGGCAGGTGCCGGGTGCCCTCATTCCATCGCAGGACCCCAAAGGCGATATCGTCCGGCTGTTCCCCCAAGGTTCCACGGCCAATGCCTTCGTAGAGGACCAGGCCAGCGAACTTCGCGCACAAAAGATCACGGGCCTCAATGATGCAGCCACCAGTGGTGTCGGTGGGATGAACAACCCGACAGGCCGCACTGCCACAGGTGCAGCAGGCCAGATCCAGGCGGCCTTTGCCCGCATCCAGTTCTTTGTGGAAAACCAGGAGGTCAGTATCCTGGAGCCTGTCCTCCGTGACGCCCATATCCTGAACGGCCTGTTCCTTGATCCCAACCAGATCGTGCAGGCCACTGATGGCCGTGACATTGACCCGGTGATAGTATTTGGTGCCGACGTGAAGTTCAAAATGAGGGCTTCCTCCCGAATGGCCTCCAAACTGGGCTTGCTGCAGGTCTACCCCACGGTGTTGCAGTCGCTGATGAACCCAATGCTGCTCCAGCAACTGGCACGGGGTGGCAAGACCGCCGACCTTGAGGAAGCCGTGCGTGTGTTACTGGACGCTTCAGGCTTTACAGGCCGTGCCGAGATATTCCGTGATCTGACCGAGGAAGAACTCCAGGGCCTCCAGGAGCGCACACCGGCACCTGAGGAGACCAAGCTCCAGATGCAGAGGGAGCGCATGGACGACATTGAAGAACTCCAGGGTCAGAAGTTCAGTCAGGACACGGTACAGAAACTGCTTATCCAGACGCTCAAGAACATTGGCAAGGTGCAGGAAGTCAGTACCAAGGAGTCTCTGACCGCGTGACCGACGACCAAATATACGAGGACGGCCTTGCCATTGAACGCCTGCAGCGTGACCCCGGCTGGGGCTTGGTTGAATCCATCCTGACAGACATCAAAGCAACAGCCCTCGAAGAACTCCGCCAGCCCATCCACGTCGATGCCCTGATTGTCAAAGGCCGTGTGAACCGATGGCAGTGCATTGAGGGTCTGGTGGGTGAGTTGGCGATCCGCATGTCTGAAATCGTCAAGCGCAAGGACGACATGCTCATTGAAGCTGCCACGACAGTCGAGCCCCCCGAGGACCCCCGTATTCGTGAAGCAATCCAGAACTTGGAACCCACCTTTGAGGAGGAGTTCTACTAACACCCCGCCTGCCAACGCAGGCACATGCCCTAACAGGGCAGAGGAGCCCACAACATGGCTGACGAGAAATTCACCCGCACTTTGAACCTTCCCGGTGGTGGCACCCAGACCTATGAGGCCGATACAGAACAAGCCCTGCTGGATAAGGTTTTTGAGGCCCACCAGGCCGGTGTCACAGCCCTCAAGGACCGCGAGCACCAGATCTACACCCACAAGGAAAACGAGACACGCCTGCAAACTGAGTTAGACAGCCGCCCTGCCCCTGTTGTACCAGCGGTTCCAAGCTCTACAGATGCCTACAGCGATCAGACCTACTATCAGATATGGGCTGATCCCAATCAGGGTCCACGAGTGGCCAACGAATACCTGCTCAAATTTGACACTGCACACCAGAAACTACTGAAGCGCGTTGAGCAGAGCGACCAAATGGTGGGTATGATCCAAGAGTCCTCAGCCGTCCAGAACTTCCATGCCATGCACCCGGACTACCCGGCCACCCCAGAGGCAGCCAATGTCCTGCGGACCCGGTTTGAGCAACTCCAGGCCAAGGGCTTCCCCACAGACGCAGGCACCTATGATCTGGCATTCACTCAGTTGGTCCGTGAAAAGGCTATTACCCCGCAAGCGGTTAAGCCAGTCGGTGAGGGCGACCCAGCCAACCGTGGTGCAGGAGCCCCACCCGCAGGCGGTGGCGAAGGTGGCGGCCCTCCAGCAGGGGACGACCTGCCTGACTTTGACGCCATGTCCACAGAGGAGCACCAGAAGTGGCTGGTGGACAACGGTTACAAAGATGGTGCTAGTTAGCCCTCCAGCAGTTCGGGGTTGACACCCCCCACCCCCTCCATGCTATTACTCTGAACGGGGCATCCCTCAACTGGAGTGCCCTCACAGGGTATAACCCACCTTGCGCTTGCCGATGAACAACGGCTCCGTTGTTGGTCAGACTTGTGTGTCTGGCTATCCATCAACCTGACATTGAGGTAAGCACTTATGGCTTATACCCCAGCGTCAACGCTGACGACATCACCAGGCTATAACCACGCTCCAGCAGCATGGTACAAGCGCATTGGACTCGACAACCTGAAGCAGGCCCTGGTCTTCAATCAGGTCACAGAGCCCGATGAGATCCCCCGGCGTAATGGCACCACGGTCCAGTGGCTCCGGTACAACCTGTTTGCAGCCAACACCACTTCCTCCTCAGAGGGTACGGTTGGCACGGGTATTACCCCATCCACTGCGGTCCTGACAGCCACCGTCTCGGAATACTCTGATTTCGTCACGCTATCGACGCTCATCAACGACACTGCCATCGACGCATTGGCAGAAAACACAGCTAAGGAATTGGGCTACCGCGCTGGTCTGACCGTAGACACGCTGGACCGCACGGAGTTGGAGTCCAATACGGGCAACGACACCTCGCCGCTCTCAGGTGGCTCGATGAACCTTGCCGACATCCGGGCCAACGTGGCCCTCCTCAAGGGTGTCAACGTCCAGCCCAAGACCAGCGATGGGAAGTACATCATGATTGCCCATCCTTACGTGACCCACGACATCAAGGCCGACAACACCAGTGGCGGTTTCATTGATGTTATGAAGTACGCAGATGCCAGCACGTTCATGCGTGCAGAGATTGGCTCGGCTGAGGGGGCTCGCATTCTGGAGTCCACCAACGTCGGCACCAGTGGTTCCGCACCCAATGTGCTCTATGCCGCCTATATCGTCGGTACGGGAGCCATCGGGGCTGTCTCACTGGCAGGCCGAGGCCCCATGAAGCCTGTCGATGCCCGCAACAAGTCAGGCTCTGGTATCAACCCACGGCAGGCTCAGGCTTTCCGTGTGAACGTCATCACACCGCGACCGGGTGGAGAAATGAGTGACCCCGAGGGCAAAATTGGCTCGGCTATCAGTTACTACTTCATCTACGTCTCGGTACTTCTGGACGAAACAACCCTGCGTTACCGCACGATCAATGCGGACGCGACAATCATTTAGGAGGGCATTGTGGGACAAGCATCTGTAATTAGTCGATTGAACCGCACCCCTCGTGAGCTGAACCAGGGGGGTACGTCCACGTCAGAGGTCGTTTTCACCTCAGACGGCACGCTGCCGGTTCTTTGCCATCTGCCAGCCGCTGAAAAGCTGGCCAGTGCAAACAACACCACCTCGGTCATGTTCCGAGTCCTGGCATGGGGCCAAGTGACGGGTGGGACGACAGCCAACTACACACCACAGTTACAGTTTGGTACATCAGCCACAGCCAGCAGCAACACCGACATTGATAGTGGGACTGCTGTAGCTGTGAACAGTAACAATGGCCAATGGTTCACTGAGGCCCTGCTGATTTGGGATACCGTCTCAGATACCATTGATGGCATTTCAAGGAATGCTGTATTTGGGTCCACCCGGACGCTGACAGCATGGGCGGCCATCGACAACAGTGTTACTGCGGACCCGTCTGCCAACACTGAGTTTGCCTTTGTTATGACTGGCACGTTCTCCGCAGGAAATGCCAGCAATACCGCAACCTTGGGCGGATTTCAAATCGAGGAGGTGTAGCATGGTACAGAATGTCGCCAAAGCTATCCTGGCCTCTGCAGCCCGCACGACATCGGACAACAGTGGGGACTTGCTCAATGCAACGACCCAGCTACCCCTGTTACCGGCAACCGTCAAGCTGATCCTGAACTGCACTGCGTTCACAGGGTCCAACCTGGATGTCTGGCTGGAGCACTCCTTTGATGGAGGCACCACCTACGTCCTGCACAGTTCGTTTGCCCAACTCACCGGCACTGGCGGGCGCACACTGGACTTCAAGAACTATATGTTGGGTGGAGATGCCGCAGCCGAGGGCAACTCAGCACAGGTAACTGGTGCAAATGCCAATAACGGCCCGATCATGCGGAACCACCGTATTGCATGGTCTGTAGGACGTTCAGATCAAGGTGCAGGGACGCCAACCATGACTTTTAGTGTTCATGCAGCCATACTGCCCTTATAGAGTATGCTGCTCGTTAAAACTGACTCCACAATAGCCCGCCTGCGCCCCACGGCAGTCCGTGAAAAGACACGCCAGGTGCAGGCTGAGGCTATCCGGGGCCAGATTGCCAACAAAGAAGCCACTATCCCCACGGATGGGGCCATGGACGTGACCAAGGAACTGGACCGTGCAGGCCAGCCCTTATCGCGTGTGGCATTCGTCAAGCAGCTCAAGCGCCTTAACGCCAACTTGCACTATGAGGCCAGTAACAAGGACCCGACGATTGGGGGCATCTACTTCCTGCGCCCGGTGCCAGACCCTGATGGGGAGCGCCGTATATTCATTTGCCGGTGCGAGGTCACGATGATGCCTGAGTACCATGTGTTCAAACCCCAGACCACCGAGATGCCAGACCCCACGATCATGGGTCACATGCGGAAGGTCCAAACTGTGGACACTATGATCTGGGGCTGGCGGACGGTGCTGGCCCGAGTGATCCGTGGGGGCTACGTGACCCAGACTGCCGTGGACAGAGCCTTTGGCCTGCCTACGAAGGACAGTTCACGCTGGCAGACCATGACTGGAAACACATTGCAATAGGAGATTTATGACCAAGCACAGCCATAGCAAGATGAACTTTGGGCGTTCCGTGGAAGGCTGCCCGCGCTGTGATGAAATCAAGATGGAAAAGGCCGCTGCTGTCCAGCCCAAGATAGAGCCCCAGACGGCAACTCCTGTACCCCCGACCGTGACAGGCCAGACTACTCTGACGGGCACTGACATTGCCGCCATTATCCGTGAAGCCCGTGCCCCAGATCCAGCAGTAGCTGCTGAGGAATCCCGTAAGAAAGCTGCCCTCAAACAGTCCAAAGCCGCCATGATCACTGTACTGGAGCAGGCACGACAAGCCAAGCTCAATGGCCAGCGCCAATGCGGCAGTCTGGAAAACTGGCGTGAAGGCCACCGCAAGATTGACCAAGTGACACGGGAGGACAAGGGCACAGGTGTCACCTGGAAACGCCATGCCAATGGCTTTGCCACAGGTATCTGCTGCCGATGCAATGCAGTGTTTGGCTGGAATGACGCAGGCGAGATGACCGAGCCCGCCAACCTTCACCCCGAGGCCGGTGGGGTCATCAGTGGTCAGTCCTACGAGCAGCCAGCAGCCGTTGCGGGTTAGGTGATGCCTAATGTCAAGCGTTTACACCTACCAGAACGCCATAGACGACGCGAGGTTGTTCTCGCGTAACGTCACCGTACCCAGTGCCACCCAGATCCGGTTGGCGGACATCGTGAATAATGAAATCTGGCGGTTTGCCCCATGGCGCTGGGCAAAGGGCAACCTGACAGCGATCAGCCTCGTCGATAGCACCCAGGACTACACTGTCAGTGACAGTGACTTCAGCACCCTGCTCAAGTGCAAGCTCCGCCGTACAGACACTGACCCTGACGAATGGCAGGAACTTGACATCGTGGACTACCTGTCTGAGGAGCTGAACGTCGAGGTCACATTCCGTGGACACCGTTCCGTGGCCTATATCAAAACAGGCGGTAATGACCGGCTCAGGCTGGAATACTCCGTCAACCTGCCCTCCGGGGTCGCTGTCCAGATTGAGGGCGAGTACAAGGTAGAGCCTACCTCTATCACAGCCCTGAGTGCTGGACTGCCCTTTGAGGACCACTACTACCAGACCGCCGTCAATGGCCTGATTTACTACATCTACCGTTTTGACAATGACATCCGTGCCGGTGAGATGCTGGTGGACAAACGCTCAGGCGAACGGCGTTACTCCGGGGCCTGGGGTGCTTTCATAGACTCGCTGTGGTGGATGGCCGAGCAGGAAGACGCCTACCCCCAAACCCGGTTCCCATCCGATTCCTTGGGCACGGCAGGCCAAGAACTGCCATTGTTATTCCGGTGATATGCCGCTACAAGATGACAGCCTGCGCCAGTTACTGTTACAGGACCCTAAACTTGCTGAACGCCTGCTGCTGGATATAGTCCGGCGATCTGGCCAGCAGCGTGACTCTCAGGAAGTCCTGCGGCAAACAGCAGAACGCTCAAGGCAGACCCCCCAAGCTACAGGGTTCAGAGAAGGACAAGGATTTGGGCCTTCCATCAGGCAGTTTGGCCGAGGGGCTGCAGGGGCAATGGAGGGTGTATTTAGGCCATCACCGTTCAGTGAGGCACTGGGTGGGTCCAAGTTGCCTATTGAGGACCCACGGGCTATGCAGAGTTTGTTTGCTGAGGCTGCTATGGGTTTGGAGTCGGGGATGACTAGAATCCCAGATTTATCCAAACTGCGTGGTCCAATTCGGTTACTGGCCAGCAAATTATCGCCGAGAGAATTGGCCCAATTACCCAGAAAGATTGAGCAAGCCAATGACTTTTTCATAGATACTGTCGTCGAGGCCGCCAGAATGCAGTCACCCAAAAGTGGTGAGATCCTAGTCTACCTCAGCCCAGGTGACTTCTTACGCATGGCAGAGTCTGGGTTCGGCCCAGGCAAGGCAGCAACTGTTCGGAGTGTGCTGGATGCTAAGGACCAATTCAATGATCTGCCATTCTTAGTGTTCAAGCATGACGGCAAAGGGGTGGCTACTGTAGTGGGCCATGAAGGTCGCCACCGAGCCCGAGCACTGCAGGAGGCTGGATCAGAACTTATACCTGTTCGGCTAGTTTCGCAGGGAAATAGGGGTGCAATGAAAATTAGGTTTGGCAGTCAGGATAATGCTTTTGACAGCTTGGCCCTTAATGGCCAAACATGGCCCACAGCCCTAAAGGCCGAACAAGGTGCAGGGCGCATTGAATTTCCTGTGCCAGCCCCAGTAGTTAGGGAGTGAAATGGCCAACCCACGCACAGTCCTCCACCATGTCTTCAAAAGTATGGCCCTGCCCTACGCCCCCCACGTCAGCGTGTCACAGGACTCCCCCCGTTACGTCTCCGGCTCCAACTGCGTCGTCAAGGCCAATGGCACCCTAGCCCGCCGTCCTGGCTTCAGTACCCAGACCGCAGACGACTTTGGCAGTGGCAACACCATTGAGCGGTTCTTCCACTGGCGGTCATGGGCTGGTGTCCATTACATTTTCTGTAACGTCATTACCTCCAGCGTGTCCCAGGTCTACAAACAGGCCATCGGCACGGACACGGCCTTCAAAAGCATATTCAGTTCCACAGCTACTGAGCCCTTCGATTTCGTAGTCGCCAACAATGCGGTGTTCTACGGCAATGGCACCGACATGCGGAAGTATGATGGCACCAATGAGTACCGCTGGGGGATTGTAGCCCCTACGGTTGCTCCCTCAGCCGCTATCAGTGCCAGCGGGAACGTCCCAGCCGCCATCCAGCACAAGTGGGTCTATGCCTTCGAGAACTCTACCACTACCCACTTGAGCGATGTGTCGCCAGCCTCCAATGCCGTCACAGCCGTGGGCAACCAGTGGCAGATCACCGGCTCAGGCTCCAGTGACCCCCAGGTGGATCAGATCCGCATTTATCGCACCGAGGATGGTGGCTCAGTGTTCTTTGATCTGTCAACCAGCCCCATAGCCGACCCTGGTGCTGCTACATGGACCCTGAACCAAGACAACGACTCTGATGACGACCTGTCCAGCAACCAGGCTCCAGTACGGTCCATCAATACAGTCCCAACCGCAGGCCGGGGCTTGACGTTCTTTGCAGGCCGTATCTGGTGGTTTGAAGACGACACCCTCTACTACACCGGTTCTGAGGAAGTCAATAATGGGCGTGATGTAGAAAGCGCACCCACCGACAACCAGCGGCGCTTTGGTCAAGAGATTACTGGGTTGGCAACAGTCAGTTCAGTCCTGCTGATCTTTACCCGCAATGGCATTCACCGCATCGCGGGTGACTCGCTGTCTACGTTCAGACGGGATATTCTGTCATCCAACTATGGGGTCCACAACCGGATAGCTCTGGCCTCGTCCGGTGATGTCGTCGGCTGGCTGGACGTGGCCAACGTCGTACGGGTCAGCAACGGGGATGACGTACAGGAGATTTCCCAGCCCATACGCAGTGACATTGAATCCATCAACCACGCCAACGCCCACATGGCATTCTGGGATGACGGCATCCGGCACTGGCTGGTCCTGATGGACGGGGGCAACAACAGAATCCACCTCTACGACTTTGACCACGGCCAGTGGCAGCCCCCATGGGACATCACGGTCCCAACTGCTGTGGGTGTGGGCCAGACTGCTGACGGCACCCACCGGCTGTTCCTCGGGCGCACAAACGGCAGCACGAATGTCCCCCTGCGCATGAACACGTCCAACTTTCAGGATCAGGGCAGCAACTACACGGCCAACATCACGACCGCGTTGCTGACCATGGTAGAGGAAGGCAACCCCATGGAGCGGGGCAACCTCCAGCACGTCATTATCGAGCGCAATGCCGTGTCGCCCTCAGATGTACTGCGTGCATTTGACGAGGACCCCACGGCAGCTACCTTCACGTCCATCGCGGCCAACAGCAAGGACCCACCAGGCCGTGACCAAGGTTCCACTTTAGTTGAGACCTGGTATGACGACCGTGCCGACACTGGTAAACGGGCTGCCGTCCAGATCAGTTGGGCTGCAGCCAGCACTGAGTTCCAAGTGCATTCCCTCAGTGTGGGCTACCGGCTGCAGGACAGATAGGGCATGCCCATCGACTTCAAATTCCGCACCCGCCTGCTGCAGCCTGAGCGCGAAACCACCACGGGCAACTTCCACAGGTTCCGGCTGAACGCTGAGGGTGTAGCCGTACCAATCAGCCCTGTAGGCCGTGCGACACAGGTTGGGTTTGGTTCCTCTGTTGGCGATTTGTCTGCATCGGTGGGTGTCTACTCTCAGTCTGGTGTTCGTTCTGCTGTGATTGGATACCGGACACAGGCCAAGGATGATGGAGCCGGGGTCGGGTACAACCTTCAGATTTTGGGTTCTGGTGGTAGCGGCGTGGGCAGCAGCTCCCTAATTCAAGGAGTCAACGGAGTGCTGGTTGGAGCCCGGAGCGCCATTAAACATAATGACTGCGTAGTTGTTGGAAACAGCTTAGTCACCACAGAGAACGACGAAATTCTAATCGGGGGCCGCTTTCGGATAGACAGTGAGGGTGACCTTTTCATAGATGGAGTAAACGTGACACGTGTTGAAATCTTTAATTCCAGCGGCACATGGACACGGGAAAATGAGGATGTAGTCACTGTCGTTATCGCAGGTGGCGGCGGCGGTGGTGGCGGAGGAGGTTCCTCGCGTGGAGGTGGAGGCGGTGCGGGAGGCGAAATAGTTATCCGGGCTATTACGGTGGCAAGTAGTATCAGCGTCACTGTGGCTGCCGGGGGCGCAGGATCAACAGGCGTCGATTCAGGCACTGCATCCGCAGGGGCAACTGGGGAAAATTCTACATTTGGTTCCCTTCGGACAGCGCGTGGAGGGAAGGCAGGTGGCGGTGGGCAAGGCGGTGGGGGTGGCTCTGACCCTGGGGGTGCGGGTGGAACGCGCTTCAGCCCGGATTCCCTTTTTGGCACAAATGGCGCTGGAGGAGTGGGCGGAACCGATGGAGGGGGTAATGGGGCGGCCCCGACTCGGGTATCAGGTCTAGGCACTCCCGGTACAGGCGGGACTGGCAGTGGGTCAGGGAATGAAGGTGGCGGTGGGGGCGGTGGCTCATCTCAGGGTGACGGAGCCAGTGGCGCTGATTTTATTGGAGGTGGTAGTTTTGAGGATGGAGGGAATAGTAGTGCTAATACAGGCGGTGGAGGTGGCGGTGGCGCAGGGTCCAACTCCACAACGTCTCAGATCAGCGATGGTGGTACTGGAGGGTCTGGACTCTGTATCATATTCTCAGGAAGACTGGCGACATGATTCACGCAAAAATTTATACGAAGAATTCTGCGGGTGACGCCCGTACATTGTTTGGTGTTTCTGAGCCGATTACGGTACGGGTAGAAGTCTGGAATGGCGACAAAACCGCCTTGGACTTTAACAAAGACACAGTGGCTCTGGTGTTTTCGTCAAACGGGCGGGAGTGGTGGATTCGGCTGGACTTTTCTGCCGGTGTGGCAGAGCGCACTTTCGATGCTGACGTATTTCCTGCTGGAACTTATGAGACGCCAGAAAGTTTTGAGAGCATGCCCATACAAGCACATAGGATGATTGTCGTAATTTGACAGCATAAAGGTATAATCCCTCAGAGGTCTCAATATGGCATTCCGGCATGTAATAATCCGCGACCAAGACGGCCAGACATTCCCAGTGACCAACGAGACTCCTGCGGATCAGTTCAGGGCTGCCCTGCAGGGTCAGGGCTGGACGCTGGTAAGCACGACAGGCAGCGCGACTGCACCCACACAGACGCCAGACACCACAACGCCAGACACCACGGGTACTGGCATCCCTAATGAGTTCCCCAACTCCAAAGGTATAACGATAGAGCTTCCTGGTGGCCCGCCTACCGTCATGCGGAATGTCCAGAAAATCGAGCATGCTCTGCGGCCTATTGCCAAAGGCGGCTTAGGTGGGCTTGCGACTATCAATGGAGAGTTCTTTCAGTTTGCGGAAAGCGATGACGACCTGACGGGGACTACACGCCGTGGACGCATCATAGAGGCACCTGGGGGTGGACTGCTCATCAATGGCCTGCCCATCAATGCCATCTTAGACCCTACCAGCGTTACCCGAGAACAAGCCATGGGCTTGCGGGATATGGGCCTGTCTATTGAAGGATTGGGTCCACCCGGTGGTTTTAACTTACCGCCTATACCTGTAACTACAGATGGAGATCCTCCTCCAGGCACTGGTACTCTCGGTCCACAAGGCATCCAAACCCGTGATCTTGCACTGGAAAACACCCTACGTGGCATGGGCGGTGCGGGCGGCAACCAGGACATCATCCGTGAGGGAATGATCCGGGCACTGGGGCGTGCCACAACTGCGCCAGATGCACTAATGCAGAGGGCCTTGGAGCGTGAGCAGGGACTATTCGGTGATTTCAAAGGCCAACTGGCCCGCCAGATTTCATCCGGTGAGCAATTGTTCGGTCGTGCCCGCGCTGGACTGGATCAGCAACTGGGGCTGTTCGATCAAGGGCTCAGTCCACAAGCACAGGCTGCTTTGCGTCAGCAACTCACAGGTGAACTACCAAGGGAGGAGCGGGAGGCTGATGCGGCGTTACGAGTCGAACTGGCCCGCCGTGGTGCTGTTGGCGACCAGACCACCCCAGGAAGTGCTGGGGATATCCTGCGTGGTTTTGCACCCATAAAAACACGTTTTGCAAACTGGCCCAGAACCGCCAACAAGCCCTGCAAGCCCTCGGCACCATACCGAGCCAAGCCACAGCATTTGGGCAGGTGTTCGACCCCAGTGCCTTGCTGGGTGGTGCAGCCCAAGCAGGTCAGTTGGCCACAGGCGCATTCCAGGCCGGTACTGGAGGCTTCGGCGCGGCTGGTCAATTTGCTGGAGCCTTGTCCAACATGGACCCGAACAGCTTTAGAAATACCTTGCTCAATGCTTTGGGTGGCTCCGCAGTCGGCAGCTTGATCACCGCCATAGCAAACCGGCAACCCAGCGGCGGCACTGGCGGGGGTAGCTCTGGGATTTCTATTGGGCTCCCCAACATTACCATTGGCGGTGATGGCACTACCAATGACCCCAACTGCTTCATGGGAATCTGTAATTAACGGCCATGCCCCCACAAGAACAGCAGCCCAACCCCCGCGACCAGCCCAACCCGGAGCGTGAGGCCCGCAAATCCTTCGTTGAGGGCCTGCTGACCAACTTTGC